TAAAGCAGTATGTGAAAGTGTTGCTGTGATCCCAACAGATGATACAGAGTATGAAGTTTATGTAATTGTTAAAAGAACAATTAATGGTACAACCAGAAGATTTGTAGAAGTTTTAAATGTATTTGATTTTGATCAAACAGATAATACATCATTTAATTTTTTAGATAGTCAGTTAAGTTATAGTGGTAGTGCTGCAAGTACCATATCAGGATTAGATCATCTTGAAGGTCAAACAGTTTCTATACTTGCAGATGGTGCAACACATCCAGATAAAACTGTCAGTTCTGGTAGTGTAACTTTAGATCGTTCTGCACTAAATGTAAAAGTTGGTTTAGCTTATAGATCGTTGTTACAAACTATGAGATTAAATGCTGGATCACAGAATGGAACATCACAAGGTAAGACTAAAAGAATATATGATATTACTGTTAGAATGTTTGAAACGATTGGTGTTGAAGTTGGACCAAACTTAAATGATATGGAACGAATACCATTTAGAAGTTCTGCTGATTTGATGGATGAAGGTATACCACCATTTACAGGAGATAAAGAGGTAGAGTTTAGAGGAAACTATGAAACAGATGGTTTTATCTTTGTTAGACAAACTCAACCTTTACCTTTTACAATTTTATCGTTATACCCTAGGTTGACTACTAATGATGGATAATATACTACATATAGTACCCTATACTGCTGAACATGGCAGATTTATTCTATCATGCCAAATGAACCATGCACTTATGGATAAGGATGCAAGATTTGAAGGAGATGCTATGAACCTTGTGCAAGACCACCTTTCTTTTACAGGACTCATAGGTAAGAAACCAATCTTTGCTGCTGGTATGAAAATGATTTGGGGTCAGGTCGCAGAAGGTTGGGTTATTGCAACACAAGATGTTTGGGATCATCCTTTATCAGTTGCAAGAGCAATCAAAAAAGATTTTGCTAAGGTTGCAAGAAAGTATAATATCAAAAGAGTTCAAACTGCTGTTAGATCAGACTTTGACAAAGGTATAAGATTTGCAGAATGGTTAGGATTAAAAAACGAGGGATTAATGAAACACTATGGTTTTGATGGTTCGGACCAATACAGATATGCGAGGATATTTTAATGGGTTTACCACAAGCAATAGTAGGAGGAATAGGACTTTTACAATTTCAACAACAAGGTGCGATTGGTAAATACAATCAAGCTGTTGCTAATCGTAATGCTCTTGTTAAAGAACAAGAGGCACAAATATTAGATGATAAATTAAATTTAGAACTTGCTCAATTTGATAAAAGTTTTAGAAAATTACAAGGAACTCAAGTAGTCAATACTTTAAAATCTGGTGCTACATTTTCTGGTACAGCTAGAAATATAGCATTATCAAATTTATATGAAGCAGAAGTAGAAAAAGATATTGCTAGATACAATACTGAAATAGGTAAAAGTAGAAAATTTGAAGAGGCAAACTTTGCTAGAATATCTGGTGAAGTTGCTAGACAACAATCAAGACTTGCACAACTAGGAACACTTACAACTGTGGGAACAAGTTTATTAACAATGAGTAGATATACCTAATGCCAAAGATACCTACATTCCAATCTGAATCTACAATTACATCACAAGGACCAAGTGTAACTTCTAATTTACAAATACCTTTATCACAAACTGTTGGTGCTGCTTTACAACCTGTATCTGATTTTGTTCAAAAAGAATATATTAAAGAAAGAAAGTTAGAAGAAAATAATAAAGTAGATAAGATTATAGCTGATTCTTATAAAGACAATGAAAATGGACCAAATGGTTTTTTAACTCTTTCAAGTGAAACAGGAAAGAATGGTAATCCTTCTGATGCTTCTAGTATTTATGATCAAGGTGTAGATAAACTATATAATTTTATGTCATCTACTAAAGGTCAAAACTTGTCTCGTTTTGGTAAACAAATTTTTAAATCTAAATTTTATGCTTCTGCATCACAGTTAAAATCTAATGCTTTGTTAGAATCAAGAAAAACTCAATTTAAAGAATCATCTGATATTGACAGTGATTTTATTACACAAAAAACTATCGCACTTTCTCAAAAAGCTAATGGTTCAGGTTTAGATGAAATATATGATCAAATAGATGAAAGGTTAGATTCTAATCCATATTATGATGAACAACCACAATTAAAAAAAGATGTTAAATTAAAGTATCAACAATTTGGTGCAACTGCTGTTGCAAATAGAATGTTATTAACTGAACCTTCTTTACTTAAAAAACAATTACAAGATGGTAAGTATAATGTATTAGAATCAAAAGACATAATAGAACTTTCACAAAAAGCAGACATTGCTATTAAAGATCAAAAGTTTTCTACATTAACTAATGCTATATCTTTAGTTGGTATAGGTGATGTTCCACCAAATGCATTAAAACAAATAACTCAAGAAACTATTAGTGGTAATTTTGCAGGTGATGAAAACTTACAAAATATTTATAATTCATTAACAGACATAGAAAAAAAAGAGTTTAGAACTTTTGCTACTAAAAAAGCTAGAGAAAAAAGAAATGAATTATTATTTGAAGTTCAAGCAGCAGATGCTGCTACAAAATTAGAATCAGCAGATAATTATCAAAAAGCATTAACAGAAGCAGGTGTTGCAACAGGCATTAATCAAAACTTTATTCAAGAAGTTTTTAAAAATAATCCAGAAGCACTTACACAAATGACAGACTTAAATACTAAAATTATATCTAATGCTGAACAAAAAATAAATGTGCCTTCAAACTTTGATTCCAATAATGCTATATCTGCGTTAATTGCAACTGATAAAATTAATTTAGTTTCTGACAAGTTTACATTACCAGGAGAAACAGAACCTAAATCTATTTTACAAAGATATGGCGAGGAAACTGATCTTGATGATTTAAAATATTACTCAGATATACTAAAACAACAAAATGAAAATCCAAAACAATTTAAAAAAACTTTTGCACCATTTCATAGTTTTATAGATGAAACTAAAAATTTAATTAGTACAGAAGTTATTAAGATACTTGATCCTACAAGTTATAATAATGATCTTAAAAGATTTAGAGATGATATGTATTCATTATATATTAAAGGTATTGGTGAAGGTAAATCACCATTAGAATTATTAGATTATAAAAATAGAAATTTTATTGGTAAAGATTTTATACAATATCAATCAGATAAAAATAAAATATTTAAAAATATGATGGATAATATTGAAAAAGAAGAAGTTGATGAATCTATAAAAAGATTACCAGGTGAAACTCCTTCAGAATATTTAAAAAGAATAAGTGAATAATAATGGCAGATTTACAAACACAAGTTCAACAACTTGAAAAAGGTGGTTTTAGTCAAGTTGAAATAGATAATTGGAAACAAGAAAAAGTAGAACAATTAAAAAAAGGTGGTTTTACTGGTGAGGAAATAGCAAAAGATTTTGGTTTTGAACCTGTTGATACAAAAGCAATAGAAAGAATTTACGAAGAAGATATAGGTTATTCAAGAATTGCAGATTATGATGAGATAGAAACTATACAAAAAGAAAATCCAGATGACTCATCTTTATTAGAAGCTGCTGTAGGTAAAAAATTAGATAATGTTACAGAAAGAATAAAAGCTGGTTGGAATACAGGAGTTGTTGATTTAATACAAGAAGCTCATGGAATACCAAACATTGATGGTACAAAAGAAGATGGTAAATATTTTAATGTTGATTTTCAAGACACAGGTTTTCTTGAAAGAAATTTAACTAATGCTTCAAGGATTGTAAAAGACTTACCTTTATATTTAACCACAGGTGGTTTAACTTTATTTGCCACTCGTTCACCTAACGCTAGTATTTTTACTTCTGGTTTAACTGTTGGTGCAATAAGAGAAACTTACATGACTATGAGAGAAAAAGGTCAAGTTGCAAATTGGAATAATTTTTGGGAAATATTTAGAAACGAAGGAATAAAAGCAGGATTAAAAGAAGGTGTGCAACTTACTGCTGCTGCTAAACTTGGTGGATTAAGTAATAAATTTTTGCCACAACTAATAGGAAGAGTTGCAGGTTTTGAAGGATCAGGTGCAATTATAGAAAGAGAATTGCCAAGTAAAGATCAATTAATAGATTCTGTAATTTTATTTGGTGCATTTGGTTTAGGTGAAAGAGGAGCAAGAAAAGTTCCTAACATAATTAAAAAAACTAATCGTGATGCAGTAGATTTAGCTGCGGATTATAAATTAGATAAATCTGTCAAGCAAGATTTAGCAAGTAAAAATTTAGAAATACCAAGAGCTATTAAAAGAACAGTAGAGGATCTTACAGGTAAAAAAATAAAACTTGATGAAAAATTTTTAGAGGGTCTTGATTTTAAAGATTCAGTTAAATTAATATTATCTAAAACTAAATTTGAAAAACCAAAAGATGTACAGAATGTTAAAGATACTTTAACAAGATTATTTATAGACAGATTACATCCTGTTTTAAGAATGGTTAGAAGAGTTGAAGATACTAAAAATACTAGAGGTCAATTAAATGTTTATGAACAATTTAGAATATTAGTTGGTATGACTAATAGAGCTGGTACTTTTATTGATAGAGCAACTCAAACAGTACGATTAGAAAATAAAGGTAAATCTTTAAAACAAGTATTAGAACCATTAAAATTTGAAGGTAATAAAAAATTAAATGAAAAAGGTTTAAAAAAACAATATGCAGAGCTTAATGCTTATCTTATTTCAAGAAGAGTTTTAGAATATCAAAAAAGAGGTTTTGAACATGGTTTTGATTTACAAGCTGCTAAAGATACAATTTCTACATTAAAAAATAAATATGATCCTATCGCAAAAGAAATTGATAAGTATCAAAGAGATTTACTTGAGTACGCTAGAGATTTAAAATTAATAGATAAACAAGCGTTTGACGCAATGGTTGAAGCTAATAAAAGTTATATACCTTTTGCAAGAGTTATGGAAAGTGTTGCAGGAGAAAAACCATCTCCTTATGGTGGTGTATCAAATCCTTTTAAAAGAGTAAAAGGAGGACAACAACCTGTTTTTGATCCTATTGAAACTATATATTCTAATACTTTTAAAATTGTAAAACTTGCTGAAAGAAACAATGCTTTAATTAAATTTTTTGATTTTGTAGAAAAAAATAAATCCTCATTTCCTGATATTAATAAAAAAATAGAAACAAAACAAACAAAGTTAGAAAGAAAAGAATTAGAAAAAGTATTAGATGATCCATCTGCAATTAATGATGTTGCTATTGAAAATTTTAAAGTATTTAGAAAATCATTTGTAAAACCAGATGGTTCTTCAGTTACAGTATATCGTAATGGTAAGTTTGAAGTTTGGGATGTTGGTAAAGAATTAGCTGACGCTTTGTCAGAATTTAATCCTCAAGAAATAGGTGTAATTGTAAGAGCTATTGGTACTCCTGCTAGACTTCTTCGTGCAGGTGCAACTACATCACCAGATTTCGTATTTTCAAATATTGGTAGAGACACAGTTCTTGCACCTGTATTTAGTAAAAGTGGATTTATACCTGTTTGGAGTTCATTTGAAGGAGCTTTAACAATGTTTCTTGGTAAAACAGGCATGAGTAAAAGAGCTAAAAAAATGATGGAGATGTGGGAAAAATCAGGTGGTATGCAATCAACATTGGTTTCTTTAGATAGAATGGTTAGAGATAAAGGTGCATTTGAAATGTTGAATGGACAACAAGTAAGAAATAAAGTTTTTAATCCTATTGAAGTATTACGAACATTATCAGAAATTGGTGAGAACATAACTAGAATAGGTGAATTTCAAAGAGCTTATAAAAAAGCAGGTAAAGAAGGATTAAAAGGTAGAGAGCAAATTGAAAGAGCTGGATTTGAATCAAGAGATATTACGATAGACTATGCAAAAATGGGTGCATATATGAAAGGTGTTAATGCAGTATCTGCTTTCTATAATGCAAGAGTTCAAGGTTATGTAAAAATTTATGATGGTTTTACTCAAAGACCAGGTAGAGTTATTGCTGCAATAACTGCTGGAATAATAATGCCTTCAATGTATTTTTGGTATGCTAATAGAGATAATGAAATTTATCAAAGACAACCACAATGGGTAAAAGATAATTATTGGGTGGTTGTTATAGGAGATACACCTTATAGAATACCAAAACCTTTTGATCTTGGTGTAGTTTTTGGTACAGGAATGGAACAATTTTTAGATTATTGGGAAGGCAATGATGCTAATGCAAAAAATGATTTAGCAAGATTTACTTCAGAATTTGTTGGTACACAATTAAGAAACTTAAATCCTTTACCAACAATATTAGTTCCACCTGTAGAACAAGCAACTAACTATAGTATATTCAAAGATAGACCATTAGTTCCAGATTATATGGATAGACAACTATTAGGACCATATCAATTTAATCCATATACAACTGAAACATCTAAACTATTATCAAGAACTTTAGCTGCTATTATTGGAGATCACAATGCTCCATCACCTATAGTTATTGATAATTACATAAGAGGTTGGACAGGTGGATTAGGTAATTATTTTATGATGGGATTAGATAAAGCATTGATTGAAACTGGTATAATAGATGATCCTATAAGACCTACAGATTCTTTAACAAAAATACCAGGATTAAGAGCATTTAATTTAAGAGATCCTAGTATGCAATCAGAGTTTATTACTGATTTTTATGATGAGTATAATAAATACAAAAAGTATAAACCAACTATTGAAAAACTAAAAAAAGATGGAAACTTCAAAGAAGCAGCTAAACTCGCTAAAAGAAAAAAGTTAGTAGATGAAAACATAGCTGTTTTAGAAAGATATAAAACTATCATAGATCAACACAATGAATATGTTAGAAAAGCATTTAATATGAAAGATGCAGACCCAGATCAGAAACAACAGATCATAGATGATATGGTTTTTATGATGATTAAAATGGCTAAAGAAGCTCTTAAAATATTGTATTATGAACCTAATAATGATATTGAACAAAGGAAAGAATAGTAATATAGAGAAACTAATATGACAATATCTTCAACTACAGTAAAAAATTCATATTCAGGTAATGGTAGCACAACAGCTTTTGCCTACACATTTAAGATATTTGCGAACACAGATTTACAGGTAATAATTAGATCATCTACAGGAACTGAAACTGTCAAAACTTTGACAACTCATTATACAGTATCTGGCGTAGGAGATGCTTCAGGTGGTAATGTAACATTTACATCTGGAAACACTCCAGCATCTGGTGAAACAGTTGTAATCAGAAGAGCTGTTCCGCAAACCCAGGCAATAGATTATATTGCCAATGATCCATTCCCTGCGGAATCACACGAAGAGGGTTTGGATCGTGCAACCATGACCACACAACAAGTTCAAGAAGAACTTGATAGGTCATTAAAGTTATCAAGAACAAATACCATGACATCTACAGAGTTTACTGTAGGTGCATCAGATAGAGCTAATAAAGTTTTAGCGTTTGATTCTTCTGGTGAACTTTCAGTTACTCAAGAGTTAGGAACTTTTAAAGGAACTGATGCTACTGTAACCACAGCAGCTTATGTACAAAGAGATATTATTAAATCAACGACAGCAGCTGAACTTAACAATGTTTATATTTGTGTAGCTGATTCTGTTGTGGGTGATAGTTTGACAGACACAGATCATTTTCAATTATTAGTAGATGCTGTATCAGCAGCAACTTCAGCTACTAATGCAGCAACATCCGCAACAGCTTCTGCTAGTTCAGCAACTTCTTCAGCAAGTTCTGCTTCATCTGCTTCTACACAAGCATCTAATGCCTCAAGCTCTGCAACTGCCGCTGCTTCTTCCGCTACTGCCGCTGCTGCAAGTGCAACTTCTGCCGCTAATTCTGCTGATGCTTTTGATGATGTTTATTTAGGTTCTAAATCTTCTGATCCATCTACAGATAATGATGGTGATGCTCTAGCAGCAGGTATGCTTTATTTTAATACAACAGATGATGTACTTCGTGTTTATTCAGGTTCAGCTTGGCAAAACGCTGCTGTAGATACAACTAGCTTTATCACACTTTCTGGTACACAAACTTTAACAAATAAAACTTTAACGTCACCTAAAATTGGTACTTCTATTTTAGATACCAATGGTAACGAACTATCCAAGGTAACAGCAACAAGTTCAGCAGTAAACGAATTTACATTAGCTAACGCTGCAACTGGTAATGGTCCAAGACTATCAGTAACTGGTGATGATAGTAATATTGATTTAGATTTATTGGCTAAAGGCACAGGTCATGTAACTGTTAGAGGTAATACAAACTCTGGTGCTATACAATTAAATTGTGAAGTTAATACACATGGTCAGCAAATCAAAGCACAACCTCACTCTGCTGGTGTTACGAATAGTATGTTATTACCTGCTGGTGCAGATTCAACTTTAGTATCTTTAGTATCAACAGATACATTAACTAATAAAACTTTAACTACACCTAAGATTGCAGAGATAGATTCTTTATCATCTGGCAATATTACATTAGATTCAGAAGCAGATATAATTCTTGATGCAGATGGTGCTAATGTTACTATTAAAGATGATGGCACATCAATACTAGATATTGCTAATAATTCTTCTGATGTTGAAATGACAGTAAGCACAGCAGACAAAAACTTCTTAATCAAAGGCACAGATGGATCTTCAGCTATAACAGCTCTTGATATTGATATGGCACTTGCTGGTAAAGCAACATTTAATGCTGCTGCTAACGTAACACAACAAGCATTAACATCATCTAGTAACTCTGTTGCTTGGGATGCTACTGCAAAACCAAATGCAGTTCATGTAACAACAGAAAACACAACCTTTGCTGCACCAACTAATAATGTTGAGGGTGCTTTTATAGCTTTAGAAATAAACTACAATGGTTCACATACGATTGCATTTAATACTATATTTGAGTTTGCTGGATCAACAGCTCCAACATTTACATCAACAGATGGTAAAACTGATATATTAGTTTTTAGATACAATGGTGCTGTATGGCAAGAAGTAGGTAGAACATTAAATTTAAGTGAGAGTTAAAATATGTACGCATTAGTAGAAGATAACGAAGTAAAACAAATCATTACAAATCCTAAATCTTTAGTGATCGAAGATGTAAGATACCCAGCTAAGATATTTCAATTATGGTCAAAGTCAGAACTTAATAACATTGGTATCTATGAAGTAATCACAGATCTATCAAATAAAAAAGATGAAGCATATTACATAAATACTAATGAAGAATATAATTTTGCAGATAACCAAGTAACAAGATCGTGGGGTACTGCTACACCAAAAAGATTGGAAGATGAAAACGCAGTTGATGAAAATGGAGAAAATATTTTAGATGAAGATGGCAACCAAGTAATTAACTATGGTTTAAAAACAGAAAAGAAAAGAATTATAAAACAACAAGCATCAGGATTATTAGCACCAACAGATTGGTATGTAGTAAAAGCAACAGAAGTCGCTGATTATTCTGTGCCAGAAAATGTTACAACTTTTAGATCAGATGTAAGAGCAAAATCAAATGAGATGGAAAGTCAAATAGATGCTTGTACTAATGTTGATGAACTAAAAGCATTATATGAATACACAGAACAAGAAGATGGAACAATAACAAGACCACTAGTAGAATTTCCTAAAGAGGTTGTCTAATGCCACTTATACTTGGAACTAACTCCATAAAAGATACAGGTTATGATGTTGCTAACTCATTAAGATTTAATAGTGGCAGTAGTGATGATTTAGTTTATACACCATCAAGCACAGGAAATAGAAGAACTTTTACTTGGAGTTTTTGGGTAAAAAGATCAAAATTAGGTGCTAATCAAA